AATGTGAAATTTATGACAAATGGGGCATTCATAAGCCATATAGTTTTTTAAATTTTTATTAGATATATATTCAGTTTCCTCATTGATTGTTTCGAATCCCATTTTAGAAACTATTCTTTTTCCGTGTTGTTTATTCCAATGGCATCGGGGTAAATATTCTCTTTTAAACATCTTCTTCTTCGCTTACTGTAATTATGTAGGATTTCTTATTTGCCTTGCCTATAGATACTTCTATGAAGTCAAGTTTATTATCCCTGATTCTATTGTAAACAGTTTGAGCGGTTATCCCCATTTTGTTTGCATAAGACGATACACTGTAGTATTTTTTGATCCTCATTTTATTATATATTTGAATTTGCAATCATTTTTATTACCAATCGAGTACAAAGGTACATGAAATATTTATAACTACCAAATTAAGGTGCAGAAAAATGATGGCCATTAAATTTAATTAACAGCCATCTTTCAAAGTCGTATTAACAACCTTTCTTTCCACCTGATCCCCTTTTACTTGCCATAATAATCATAAATTAAATTTTTCTTTTAAATAATTACAGATTTGGTCATCACTATATCCATAATCATATTTTAAAATGAATACAGCATAGTCGATGATCTTTTTTATATCTTTATCTTTATCTTTCAGCTTGTCCCTAGTAACATATTTAACTATATTCCCGTGATTGAAATCTAGCTTGTTAGCATTGATGTATTCAATTGGCTGAATTGCTTGCTGGGAATAATGGTTCCCTCCAATTTGTTTATCTAATATGCTCATGGTTTTTAATAATCAATAATTTCTTTATATTTTAGCTTGCTACCACCTAATATTTTAATAATAAAATATCCAATAGTTATTTTGTTAAGTATATGGGACCATTCCTTTTCTCTTCTTTTATATTCTTTAAGTGACATATCATAATGATATAAATCTTTATCCATTATATTCAACCAATAAGGATTAATTACTATGCCTAAGTTTTTAGCCTTATTTATCATAAAGTTTTTATATCGTTCATCCACATCGTCACAGTTAACCTGATATACTCCTATTATATTAATATTAAAATTATCACCATCCTCATATCCAGTTTTTTGTTCTACATAAATCATTGCGATATATATTTAATTTTGTTTATTGTTCTCAACATGTTTTTTTATTATACGACCTTTCCTTTCACGATTTTGTAGTTATTAAATTCATAACTGCCAGATTCATTTTTCGAAACGATAGCAAAGCCAAGATTCCAATTGTTTATTCTTGCATAATCCGGATGCATATCGCATAGAGCTCCAATTGAATGGCATGAAATGACTTTATCCAATCCCGTTTTCTCAGTATGATCGCTTGTCCTGTGTAAATGAGAACAGACACATGATGTTTTAAATTTCAAGTATAAAGAGCGAGCAGGATTTACACCTCCTGCCGACATTTTTAATTCGTGCCCATGAATAATTGGCAATTTTCCGTACATTAAAATGGTATTTGAATCAACAAACTCAATTTTTCGTCTATTAAGTTGCAGAAATTCGCCAAATTCAAAAGTTGGAAGCCCGAATAATTCAGGAGCTTTAGTTTTTAGATATGATTCAAGTCTAAATTCGTGATTACCTTCCTTAAATACTATCTTACATTTTTTGAATGTATTTTGTAGCACATCTAAAAATTCTTGCCCAATTTCAAGTTCTTTTTTAAGATTCACCTTTAATGGATCCTGCATAAATTTTGATAATCTATAAAAATCAAACGTATCTCCATTCAAAAGAATAGTGTCTATGTGTTGTTTTTTAGCAAAATCAAAACATATATTTATTGCATCTATATCGTGATATGGTAAATGAATGTCTCCCATTATCAGCATTCTTTGGGAATCTACTGGGAATTGGTACATTTCATATTTGTCCGCGAACGATTCCGGTATATTAAAATGGTTTTCCATATTTATTTATTAAAGATTTCTTACTCGTGTTTCCCATCTTACCTCTGTAGTATCTTATGCAACATCTAACACTTTCTACACTTTTAAAAATTTGAGGGTTCAGGTGGTATATTAGCCTAGCCAATGTTCGCGAAGGCAAATCTGGATATTCTTTCAATTTGTCTTTCACGAGCTTCCCGAATTGTTCTCTAAACATTAATGCTGCAAATCTTTTAAGGCCTCAGGCTCATCTTTTTCATCGTTCTCTTTGATTGTATAATCATCAAAAACAGCTCCATATTCTGCATTAGTTGTTCTAATATCTTCGAGCGCTTTTTCAATAATTTCATTACATTTCTTTGTGGATATATCCACGTTTTCTTTTATAATTCCATTGGAAAACAACATCCCGACCTCATTCTTTAAATAACTATCTATGAATTTATTATATGTCAATTTTTTCTCCTCATTATTCAGTAATGAAGACGCTCGGGATAACCAGCTAACATATCCCAGTCTATTGGTTGCAAGAGATAATTTATTCAAGGCTAAAGAATGAATAAACTCATTTAGGGGGTACCACCAATCGCATACGGTCTGTATAATTACTTTTTCGCTGTTTGTGAGCGATGGAATAGCCCTTAATTTATACATTGAGTAATATACCTCACCCTTATCGTTTTTATCGCTTATTTCATCAATATGGTCTTTTGCAATATCGACCAACATTTCAATAATGGTACATGTTTGGCTATATCCATTTGGGCTAACTTTATTCCAAATATGTTGATGACAGTTGGTAGAAGCGATGACAAAATATTTACATATTTGGATTCGGAGCCCCATGTCTGCGAAACAAATGGATTTATAATCATCTCCTTTTTCTGCAAAAAAGGCCAATGAGGATGTCTGAACATATTCCAATTCAATTTTTTTATTGAGAGCTTCCATCTTAGCCTCAATGTCTTTTTTAGTAGGAGATTTAACCTGCTTAAATCCTTTTTTTGTTGTGTTTTTTGTTCTCATAATTATTTATCTAATTTATCATATTTTAGAACTAGCATAAGAGTCTCGTGACTCATCACCTCATAATGCCACCATTGTTTATGTTTACCCCACCATTTCACAACAAAAAAAGTTTCTTCATCATGAAATGAAAGAACAACATGATATAAATATCCTTGGTAATGGAATTTAGTTTTATTGGTGATTTCTGCCATTGGCGTTGCTTGTTTTTTAAAGAATATTTATATTAATATATTTTATTCCAAATCGTTTGTTTTATTACGGAAATATTCCGCTATTTCATCTAGTGATTCGAATACTTTTGCTCCATTATTTTTCACCATATTTTTTACGGCGTTTAATGATTTCATTTCTCCTGAATTAAACTGAGAAGATCCATCAGATTCTAATACACAAAATATTGTTCCAAGTGGATTTTTATTTGATGAATCTACTACTTCTGCAATGCTAAAACATCCAGTCATTCGAGGGGTAATAACATACAAATGATAACGACATATATTTTTTTGTCTTATTTCTTCTTGCTGACATTCTTCAGTCCAATCATCTACAACAGGATTAAAATAATCTATTTTTAGAAGAGGGATTAGCTTATCCCTCCATGAACTATCATTGCAAGTTCCACCTAAAAAGACTTTTTCCATTTTATTTGTTTAATTTTGAAATTTCTTCGTGGTACATTACCCTAAGCTTGCTTTTCAGGGCGGCATCATTAGTTGGAAGTTTACCCCTCAAGCTTTTGCTTTTCAGGAATGCTATTGCTTCTTTTTTATTTCCAATAGCAGGATAACCCCATTCATACACTTTTTCATCTGGCTTGTCTATACCCTGATCAATAAGACCCCTTTTCTCTTGTAAGAGAGCTTCCATAGCTTCCTTTGATGCCTCATCCGTAAAATCCATGTTGTCAATATCATCTTCCATATACGGAGGAATAGGATATACATCAATTATGTCTGTAAATGGTATTGTCCCAAAATCTTTTATAATTCTGACCTTGTCACTAATATTTTTTTTCATGGAACAAACAGCCAGCTCTTCATCTCCAGTTACACGCTTTACGATGGCGATTCCGTAATCAAAATCACTTTTACCATCCCATTTTTGTTTCGGAATAGTAGGCACTTTTAAGAACTCACATACTTCCCGTTTTGATTTAAATTCTTTCTCTTTCTCTTCCATTTTGTGTTATTTGTGTGCAAATATACAATTAATATTTGTAATTGCCAAATTATTTTACTATTTTTTTATGATGTTGCTGTAATTGGGGCTGTCACTCTATGCATAGGCAAAGTCCCAAGTATATAATTGTGCCCTGCAACTCTTCCAGTAGCCTCCTGCGTTGGCTTGTATTCTGCCAGACAAACAAAATCAGCAGATAGATTTTCATAAAGGCTCTTAATGGTTACTTGATGAGTTGTCATATAAGTGATAAAGCTGTTGTGAACAGCGCGAACATCTATAGAATGATCATCCAGATCACGGATAAGAAAGTTAATATTTACATCTGGATTTTCAAAATATACCACATCAGGTATATGAACATCTTCTGTATTAGAATTTATGTGTGATCTGGTATAGATGTTCTTTGCCTTTCCCTGTGCACCTATCTTATCACATCCCAAGATTGTAAGGCCTACCCATTTAGTTGTAAAATCCGCATAGGATTCGAGACCCTGCTTAACAAAATATTTATTTGCTATTGTTGACATATTATTAATTTTTTATTAACTAATCATTTCTACACGTATAGCTCTACCAGTGGCATTATTCCAGCCAGACAGTAATCCTTGTATGCTCATCTGAATCTTATAGCTCTCTTGCATTTGCAACAACATCTGACTTTGAACTCCGAGGTTTATCTCGCTGGAACTTGCTATTTGTTGCAACATCCCAGTCTGTTGATATATTTGTCCATTCATTCCATTTAGAGTAGCTTCCAAGGCTCCAGCCGTATCTTCTGTTACCGAAGAAATACCTTGTTGGAGAGAACTTAAGGTAGATGTACTTGTAGTAGAGAGCCCTGCCGCTGCTTCAGCTGCTTTAGCCCTAGCATCGGCCGCAGTAGCCATATCAGTATATTCCTTTCTTAAATGATCGGCTTCAGTGAGAGAAATTGTACCATCAGCCATTGCGGTTGTAAATTCAGCCATCCAATTTTTCATACTTTTTTGGAAGTCTTCTCCATATACAATTGTACGCACGATGGCACTTCGCATATAGTCTTCGAACTTTTTAGAAAAATCTTCCGTGGTTGTATCAAGATTTGAGAATAGGTCAGTAAATTGTGAAGCTAAATCACTGAAATCCATTCCAGTTACAGCCTTTTGAAGAGCATCTATAGCATCTTGTGTCGCATCTCCATACTTGATAACATCTTCTAGAGATTCTCTGATGCCCTTATCTATCTTATTCCACGCATCTGGCATGTTAGTTGCCACTAATTCTAGTTCGTCGGAAGTTAATCCATACATCTGCTGAATAGAATTTATGGGTTTACCTAACAATTGAGATATGGCTTCCCAGTCTCCAGATAGTGCCTTATTCGTTCTATAAGCATAGCTATGGCTACCCCAACTTGAACCACTTTTCCCCGCTGCTTCTGCCGCTTTCCTATAGCTGTCTTCGAGCTCTTTATTGCTCTTTATTATCTGTTGATAGTAGGACAGAGCTTGAGGGCCAGAAGCATTCTGCAATAATTTATTCAGTTTCTCATTAGCATTGTCGATAGACTTGGAAAGGTCATCAATTGAAGCTTTTAATTTTGTAAAATAATCTTTTTTGTTTCCACCAAATAATGAAGCTGCCGTTTGTCCTAATCCAATTGTTGCCTTAACAACTCCCGAAATAACTCCTGCTATATTACCCGTCAATAATGATTGAACAGCTGTTGAGACTCCTTCGGATGCTTTAGAAAAACCATCAATAGCTCCATTGATATTATCTCCTAAATCTACTCCGACACTCTTTAAATCGTCTCTAATGCTAACCGCAGCTTGTGCAGCTTCTTGTATCTTATTAGCTGCACCCTTTAATTGCTCCCCAATAATCTTCAAAATAGATTCTTCTTCGGTAATTTGTTTGCTGGTAGTATCTAATTTGTCTTTCTTTGCTTTTAATATTTTCTCCTCGGTATCTAGTTGCATCTTTAGAAATTCCAACTCAGTTGAATTTCCATTCCCGGTTGATGATATTAATGTGATCTTTTCTTTTAATGCCGTGACAATGTTTTCTTGATTGTCATATTCCGACTGAGCACTCAACGCTTCGTCTCCTGCTGATTTAAGGTTCTTAAGCGTAGTAATATATTGCTTAATATTTTCAGATAAATTCTTGAATGGATTTCTAGACGATAATTTAGATTCTATTTTATTTTCTTGCTCCACGATTTGCTTAAGTTGTTCAGGACTTAGATTACTCATTGAAGTTTTCAAATCATTCAACTTATTTTTTATTCTCGTCAAAGTAGAAGTAGAAATATAGTCCAAATTGTCAAATATCTTTGCATATAAATCCGAATTTTTAAACTGGTCGAATGCCGCTGTAGACTTTTCTCGTTGAGCCCCAGTGTTGATAGCATCTAATTTATCTCTATAAGCTTGTTGGGATTTTAAAGCATCAGTATTATAAAAGTCGTTTAACTTTTTAATGTTTTGTAGGCGTTCTTTTTCTATGTTCTGAACCTTATCTGAATAATCACCATATTTTGATATAAAATCAGTCATTATCTTTTCAGTATCTACAGATTCTTTTTTGATTAGATCTTGGGACTGCTTTTGTGCGCTAGCTAATATTTTGTATAAATCACTTTTTACATCTATCTGATTACTCTCAGCATAATTCCCTGCTCCAGCTAATCTAGTTGATAATATATCAAAAGATTTTAATTTCGTTTTATTAGATTCATTATATTGCTCGAGAGCCTTATTCACTTCTTCCTGCATAAGTTTTACTGCGTCTCGCGCATTCTGTGGCAATTTGGATGTATCAATATTAAACATGCCAGCAAACAATTGCCCGAGTTCAGGATCTGCTTCAATTTCAACTCCTAAATCATAACTCTCTTTTATATTAGATAAACTTTTTTGAAGTCCCTCTGTGATTTTTGTTAAATCATAAACCTTTCCCTCAACTTTTATCTTTTCAATTTGGACAGAGACTTCTCTAAAAGCATCTGGCTTAAGTTTGTCCAATCCCTTAGATTTCATCGCATCGCGCAATTTCTCCAGATAATCGACTTCTCCACTTACGCCCTTTCCTGCAAAATTATTCACGTTAAATGCTGGCAATTTATATTTACCCAATATGGAATTTATCCCCCCAATTGACCTTTTATACTCATCTGCGAGAGATTTAACGGCATCCTTTTGAGACATTCCAGCCTTTGTGAGTTTATCATAATTACTTGATAGCTTATCTATTAAATCTATCTCGTTTTTCACGGCTACGGCTTCTTCACTTAACGCCTTTTTCCTCGCAGCGCCTGCCTTTCGTTGCTCTGATGCTCTTATCTTATCGCTATCAGCTTCTTGCCCATATAATTTTAATGCTGCCGTTCTAGCTGCTACCTCATCCTTTAAACTTTTAGTTTGTTTATCGGAATAGGCACCCCTAACCTTACTTAGATCGGCAAGTTGCTTGTTCGCCACATCATTATCTTTTTGTAAGGATTCCCTCCATGATGTTAGATTCTGATCCCGTGTTGGGGCAAAAGACTGAACTAATTTGCCGAATTTTCCACCAAATATAGCAGATCTAGTTTCAAAATCTTTCGCAAAATCACTTAATGCATTTACATTAAATCCTATTCCAATTCTTATTTTAAAGTCTGGCGCATTTTGAATTATTTTATAGACTTCATTGTAAAAATCGGGGCTAGAGCTTTTGAGAACCTTTAGAGCTTGGGTAATTCCCTGACTCATTTTGTCATTAGATTTTGCATTATACCCTGACCATTTATCTAATGCGTCAGATGTTATATCTGAAAAAGCAGAGGAGCTGGTATTTTTTAATACCTGCATGAATTTAGCCCAAGCAGCTTCATTTAATCCGAATTTTTCATCAATCCTTAAATTAAATAGATCAAGCATTGCGCCCTGAATTTCTGGATGAGCCTTTAATATCTGTTGCTTCATCTCATTCAATCCCTCGACAAATTTCTCCTTATTTTTATCAATAAATATACCTTGTTTATTGAGGGATTCTGACATCATGTTAGCAGTCTCATCTATCTCCTTTTCGGCTTCTCTCTTAGCGTTGATATAGCTATATATGTTTGATGCACCACCTGTTCCAGCTTTTTCGGTCTCAGATATTATAGACTGTAAAGACTCTGGATTTTTCTCTCTCTTTTTAACAATCTGATCATACCACTCATTTATATTTTTTAGATTAGAAGCGTAATCTTTTAGATCACTAATCATTCCCTCTCCGAATAAACCCCATGGACCAGAGTTTGTAGTCATAATATCATTGTCCGCAAATCCCTTCATTGCATCAGATGTATCTCTGATGATCTTAAGATAATTTATAGCAGCTTCATTCCTAGATTGAACATTTTGAATTGCAAGAAGTTTGGTTACAAAATAATCAGCACTGGCGCTTGTCTTTTCTATTTCGTCTTTCAAATTCTCCCATAACTTTAGATTGTCTGCACTCGAAATGCCACCTTTAATTAATATCTGAATAGTTGGTTGATTATCTTTTAAATATTGATTAATATCGTCTACTGTTTCCTTTGCTTGATCAGCAATACTCTTATTCAGGGCAGACATGTCTTCAACATTCTGATCTGCTTGGGATTTCCATTCAGCCAATGCAGTAATTGCAAAGATCCCAGCCATCATTGGAGCCATTGCCAAGAGAGATCTCCCGGCAGAGGCGATAGATGCTCCCAACAGTTTTAATCCCGTTGATACTCTGTTCGCTCCAGTTAGGGCACTCATCTCGGCATCTGTCATTAAGCCCATGTTTTTTATGGCCGTTTTTGATGCATCATTAGTCCTTCCCAATCCAACCATCCACATTGCCTGTGTTTTGGTTAATCCGTTCTTGGCGAAAGCCGCTTGATAATCTGCTGCTGTAGCTTGTTTAGAAAGTCTTATTCTTATTCCCAGCAAGCTGCTGCTCCGACTTATAGAATCTCTCTCGGCTTGTTCTTCGGCTGTAAGAGTCCTTATAGCTGCAATCCTATCCAAAGATGCTAGTTTGGCGTTTTTTTCTGCCATTATTTTTTGGCCCAACAATACATTTGATTTACCTATCGTTTCATTTACGATAAGTTGACCAGCCTTATATGCACCGAATGCGACCACAAGCCCTTCAATAACATTAACTAATGTTTTCCAATTTGTAAAGAGATCTCTCGCTGTTGAAATGCTTCCCTTTAACAAACCTTGATTGCTTTCTCCAATCTGGTTCAACATCATATTCCATGCATCAGTTAAGTTTCCCAATTGTCCTTTTAAAGTCTCTGCCTGTTTTGCCTGAAAATCAAAAAACATTCCACCTTGGTCAGTTACTCCATTGATTACTTTCATAACATCAGAGTATGGCACCATCTTTTTAGTAAGCATTCCATATACATCCGATGTAGTAACTATTTTCCCGTTAAGATTGGAGTACATTTCAGCAAGTTTGGGGACAATGGAAAGTCCGGTATTAGAGAAGTCCCTAGCATCTCTGGCTGTTAAAAATCCTTGTGCACGGACTTGCCCGAGGTTATATGAAAGTCTTTCTACTGGAACTCCGAGCGCAGTTGATATGTCTGCAAGCCTCTTTGTCGTGTTCGTAACATCATTTAAACTAAAATTATAGGCCACAAGTTGTTTGGCCGTTGTGGTTAAATCAATTACCGTCAATGGAGATTTAAGAGCTTGTTGTTGAATTTCAGTGAATAATCTGCTTCCTTCTTGGAATGATCCGAGTATAGACCCCATTGATCTTTCTAGCATCTCATATTGCCCACGAATCTCATAAATTTGGCTTACAAAGCCGGTTAATGCACCAACTCCCGTATAAAATGCGAGCCTTCGACTTAAGTTTTCAAAAGAAGTAATTAGCTTGTTGTTATGTTGTTCCAATTGAACGCCAGATGTCAATGCCTCTTGATTCGCTTTTTTGAGCCCATATATTTCCTTATTTGTGGAAGCCAATTGTGTTCCATACGAGGATTCGGTGGTAGATAGATTTTTTTGTACGTTTTGTAATGCCTTTATCTTTTCTATCCTTTGTTGAATAGAAGTTGCCTCCATTGCCATAGCTGAAGAATAATTCTGACCACCTATATTTATTCTATTTGAGCTTTCGGCTTTAGCCATTTTCTGAGATTCATTGGAGATCTGAGATCTCAAAATCTTTTCTTGTTCTAATATTTTTTGACGTTTTAATGTTTCAAGAGTAACACGTTCTTCCTCTGTTTGTTGTTTTGCAATATCCAAAGAGCTTAATTCTCCCTTTAGAGCTTTAACGCTGTTCTCTGAATCTTTAAAAGAACTAGATAATTGTTTTGCTCCAGAAGTAGCTGCTTGTAAATCATTTTCATTAATAATTGGAGATATTACATTGGAGTTGACACCTCTACTCGCTAAATTGTTTGGAGTTGAACCCATCTGAGCTTGCAATTCTTTAATCTTGGCACTCATCGTTTCAATTTGACTATTGAAATTTGCGGAGATTTGATTGCCTACGTTGGCTCCTACGTTCCCTAATATTTCATTTATCTTTACGGCGAAGTCTGAAAATTTAGTTTCGCCTAATTTTACCGTCGAATCTATGCTAGCGAGTAATTCTTCATCACTCATTTTCGCACTTAAAATTACATCTTCTGCCATAATTATATTGTTATTTTTTATTATTAGCGAATAAATTCTCTAACTGTTCTTGTGCTTTCATTATCTCTAAATAATTTTCCCATATTTTCTTATCTTTATTAGATAAAAATTTCGTATGTGTACTATCTGCTGCCAAACATTGCGTCTGCGCATAACTTCTTTCGTACATATATTCATTATAGGTCATTTGCGGAAAGGTCCTTAATATATCACTTACATCACCCGCTTGGCTTCCCGCCAGGATTCTAAAATTTCCTCCGCTTTCTCTCTCGTCTTGGTCAGAGAATCCGTATATTGCTTCACCAAGATGAGCATCGTAAAAAAACCTGCCAAGTTTATCGACTTCAACGCCCCCAATATTATGGCAGCCCATTGATGTGAGTCTACCGTTGAGTTCATAATGCGAGCTTTCATATATCTTATCAGATTGTCATTGTGCGTATAAACACTATCAATATCATCCTTGTTAACATTGTCAGGGGTGAACAGATGGTTGCATAAAATAATGGACACAATTTCACATCCACGTTCAAGATCCGTGCAAAGGGAGAATATCATTTTTTTATCATCTGTTACGTCTTCTGGATCATCCTTGCATAGATCAAGCCCCAATTTCAATATTCTATTAATGGAATATGGTCTCAGGTTATACACTCTGTATTGTTTATCCCCTATTTTTTTTAAATCGGGGCTATCGTTCATTATGTCAATTATTTCCCTTTTGAGTTCATCTGGAATCTCAAATTTTCCCTCTTCCTTTTTTGTTATATCCTTTTTTTCTTTCATCTTTTGCGGTTTCTTTATTTGTGCGATTTATATTTTAAAAATAGGGGAAATGAGAAAACCACAACGAAAACCCACTTGTCGGAAAAATCCTATCCCCTATCAAAATAAATGGGTGATGGTGGACGAACCACTACCACCCAATATTGATTGCTTAAAGCTAACGATTATGCTCCTATGACGCTATCATTAATACGATATGTATAATTCTTTCCACCAAGAGGGAGCAACATTGTAGTTACAGTAACAGAGACGTTTAAAGCCCCATCTGCATCTTTCTTTACAACTCCAATCGTTTCGCCCTTGAATATTACAAGGCTATCAAATCCACTTTGGAATGATACTTTCCATTCATGAAATGTCGGAGTAATATCGTCAGGTGCATCGTATGTATTGGGCTTACCTGTAACTCCAGCTGTATAAGTTCCACCAACCAAAGGTGGCAAATCTTGAAGTGCATAATTTGTCAACTCAAATTTCATCACAAGGGGTTTCCCTTGATAAATTGTGGCAAACGGGTGGGCAAAGATTTCAGAGTCAATAGTTTTTGCTTCTGGATCTGCCGTAGCAAGGGTTAATCCCTTCAAAATACCCGTGCAAGATGTGTAGGTCGTAGGCGGAGTATCGACCTCCGTTCTCATATCTGCATATTGAAAATTAATAGTTTTAACTGTCGTTTCCATACTTTTAATATATTAAAATGTTATTATATCATTATTAAAAAAGAAGTTACATATACAAAAAATGAGTTCGTTTTATTTGAATAGAAATCATCTGTTGATAATGTGGACTCTCTTGATATTGTATAAGTCTGATTTGTTTTTGCACATTCGGCATTAATAATATCATCTATTGCTTTTTGTGCTGCATCAAACTTAGTTGTGTCCATTATTCCACCTGCTGTTTCTGTGTTCACAGAGGGGCAATAATATTCTACGTAAACTCGGGTTGTTGCATAAGTTTCAAGTGGAATTTCAGAAAAATCACGAATCCCGTTAAGTCTCAAGACAATAAAACCATTTGCTATAGCATCAGATCCCAATGTTACTGGAATCTCTATCCTATAAATATTCTTTGTCACTGGCTTTAATAAGCTTGCAACATAGGTATATATGTCTTTATGCGAAATGTTCATGATTTATTAATTGTAAATGTTACTATTGCCTTACCCTTGAAATCACTTGTGACCTCATCGAATACAGAGCTAATTACATAAAATCGTCTCGATCTTCCTTCTCCAGATTCCAGATTGTAGGCATAAGGAGCTGCTGCTGCTAGGACCAATTCCCAACCATCTGAAACATGACTTTGATATGAGTCAATAAAATCATCAGCTAATTGCCTTCCATCTATACTTTTACCTTCATAAATAGAATTAGATTGAGCCTTAGATCCTGCCCACATGAATCCATCACCTTGGACTTCTCCATCATAATAGACAACCCACAAATAACTATCAGCCAAATTGTATGTCCTATTTTTAAAGGATCTATTCTCATAAGCTCTTTTGAGCTCTTGAGGCGCATAGTTTAAGAGCATCTTTGTTTGAATATCAATAGCCCTTTGTTTGTATGCTTTAGCAAACCTGTTTCTAAGACCAGAAAAATCGCAACCCATATCACCAATCTCCCCTACTTGCGTTTATGGTAATACCTCCCAATTGAGATACTGTTCCGTTTTCAACTACTAGTGGAATTACTTCGTCGTATGTCACCACCATTAT